GAACCATCGGCAATCGTTGGGTCCGGTAGATTCGTTGTGCATAGCCCTTTGTAACCTGAAGGTGGAGCGTAGGTGAACGAACCACGCTGCCCAAAATTCCAAATGCCGCCTGTAGTTCCAACACGCAGGTAAATGGCTGGCATGTAGGTTTTGCTGGTATCTAGTCCAGAAAAAATTACACCTTCATCATCACCATCAATAAAATATTTAACGCTCCCAGCATCAGCATCAAATGCAATGCCTACAACTGTATCCGTTGAGTTAAATGCTGTCACGGCACCACTTGTATTCGAGCCCTGGTTCTTGCTTGTTCCACCGTCGCTGACTGACCAGCTGTTTGCAACACTTCCTACATCACCAGCAGTAAGATCCCATTCTGGGGTTGCAAAGCCAATATCAAAGCCACCAGCAAAGTCAGTAACTGTGCATTCCCAATACCACTTTCCCGAAGAAAAACCAAACGTACCGCGAACATTATCACCCGTTGAGCTATCAGTGATTGTTTTTAAATTACCTTCAGACAAAGTGATGACACCTTCTTCCATATCGTTGGGGTTCCAGGTGCAGTAATTGCCACCATTTTCTCCTGAAGCTGCCTCGTAATTTGTCGGCGTGTCGATCAGGCTGTCGTTATTAGCGCCTGCAGTAACACTGATGTTGTTAGCGGTCCAGTCGTTATTTTGTCCGCTGCTATCTTCAGCGATTGTTGTTGTGCTTGTGTTGTCGCTGAAATCTAGGTGAAACCCATTGGTGCCATACGTTCCAGAGTATGCTTTTGGCTGCCAAACATTGTTGCTGTCATATTCACCGAAGTCAGTCGCAGCAAGTGCTTGACCGTCGATGGAGTGTACGTCGGCTAGGTAGCCATCAAAATAAGCATTGTAGTTATTTGCGTAGTTACCAATAGTATGCCCATAGTTTTTATTAAAAGGTAAGTCCTCGTCGATATCTGGATATGTTCCGCTGAGCGTATGCTGCACCCCATTAATGTAAATCTTTACGCGATTGGACTCAGTTGCTTGGGTTGTATCTACTGAAACAACAATGTGATACCAAGCGCTTACATCTTTAAACCTGGCGTCAGTTTCTAACGTACTCCAAGAACTTCCAGTACTATTAAAAGCAAACTTAAGCTGATCATTCGTAGGGTTGAATCGAAACTCTGTTCTTGGTGAGCTTGAGTCTGATTCGCCAGGAGTAGATGAAGCATTAAATATATTCTGATCCGTGCCTAAAGCGGCACGTTTTACCCAAAGTGAAATTGTAAATGTTTTGGAGTTGCCATTACTTGAGAAGGTTTTGTTTAAATATGCCTCATCATCGCAGTTAAACCGTAGGCTGCGTTCTATCTGGACACCTCCCGCCGCAGCCCCAGATGTTGAACCTGAGGCTCCGGCTAAAATATTATTAAATACTGGCATAATTAACTAAGGTTGAGAGTGGCGACAGCATGGATAGACGTAGTAGTACGAACGATGTAATCCACGCGATCAGCAGCATTGGCATCGGTGGTGAGCGTAGGTGCAGTTCCGCCAGCAAATTCCCAACTGTCTCCCCAGGCACTGGTACGGGATCCAGTACCATCTTGAACAAGAAAGATAGAGCCAGATTGACCAACAGTTAAATTGCTTGGGTTAGCAATGGTCAAGTTTTCACCAAGAGTAAGGGTAAAATTATTTGAATCATCAAAATCTGGAGTCACAGTAGCGCCAGATGTCAACGTAGTAATTTCACCACGTTGTGCAGCAGTAAAGGTTTGAGCTACGTCAGTCTTTGCGGTGTCAGGGTCAGCATCTTGTTTATCTGCAAGGTCTGCAGCGGTAGGAATGCCACTAATAGTAATGTCAGTATCTGTACCTGCGTTGTCCCAGGTAAGAGTGTCTGCTTTAATTTTTCCGTAAGCCATGATTAGTTAAGAACGACGAGTTTAGAGTTTGCACTAACAGTCAGCGTGACGCCTGAATCGACTGCCATGGGGCCGACACAAGCGGCATTTACATTTGTACTGATGGTTTTATCAGCAGTAAGGGTTTGATCAGTTTCGATGAAAGCTGCATCAATATTGCCGACAGTATTATCGACATATGTTTTGTTAGCCGCATCATCACCAGCGGTAGGTGCAGCCAGGTTGATAATCTTGTTATCAAGAGCATCCAACTCACCACCAAGTTGTGGTGTGGTGTCGTCACTAAGGTCTTGCATTCCAGCACCTTGCAATGCTGAGATACCAACAAAGCCAAGGTTACCGCTACCGTCAGTCTTAAGGACTTGATCAGTAGCACCGTCAGCAGACGGATAAATCAATCCATTCAGCTTGACAGTGCCAGTAATGTCGTTACCGTTAACATCCAGATCACCACCAAGTTGCGGCGTCAGGTCATTAACAAGTTCAGGACGATAAGCGTCAAGACTGATTTCAACTTCACCAGTACGTTGATCAACTGTAAAGGTATCACCAACTTTAAACTTGCCGTTGTGGTCAGTACTTGACTGGAATACCTTGCCATCATTCAAGTTTTTAACTTGATCAGCTTCAACAGCTACACCACCATTTTCAGGCGCTGCAGTATAGTCAGTACCTGCTCCAACATACTCAAACGTATGACCACCAGTAGAGATGTACGAACGATTGAAGAAACTTGCAGAATCGTCAACTGCTAGAGCATTAGTTAGACCAAGGTTTGTTGCAAGCGCAGTTGGATCTGGGTTCTGAATGGTTACATCCCATCCGCTACCGTTTGCTGTAGCAGAAAGTATGGGATAGGTATCTGATCCAATCGTAACCAGCATGTTGTCTTGTGGACGTGTTGCTGATCCATACCAATCAGATCCTGCAGTAGGAGCACCAATAGTAAAAGTGATGTCACCTTCATTGGCAGCTACCGAGACAGCAGCAGTAAAGTTAGCTGTTAATGACTTACCGTCAGCAATCAGTCCATACCTGCCGTAGTCAGTTGTGCAGTTGCTCAGGTTGAGCTGACCACCGTTAAGTGCTTTGGCGTGGTAGTGACAGAAGGTGCCAAAGAAGGACACAAGCTGTGCATAACCATTGTTGGTACAGAGGATGCCAGGACCGTCCAAAGTGATCTGGGTAAAGGCATCAACAACCATTGAACGCAATGGGGAGCTACTAGACACAGCAGAACCATCCACAAGGATGCCACCACCAGTAGGTCCAGAAGTTAAGTCACCACCAAAACCACCTTGGTCTACATTGTTGGGATCAAAGAACCCGCCAAGGGTGTTATCAGCGTCGTATTCAGCTTCAGTGTGGTTGTAAATGCCAGTATCTGCAAAGTTTGTACAGTTCTGGATGTAAGGAGACTTGTAGATGATTGCGTCCGGGTAGAACTCAACTACAAACGCCTGGTTAGTAGGCAGACCATAGGTAGAATCACTGTCAATAGCGTGACCACCACGTGTTCCGCTTGCCTTCAAGCCACCAAAAGAAAAGTTAGCGATCTGTGTACCGCTGTTAACACGGAAAAGACTGTTCTCTTCAGTAGCAGGAGTGGGGTGAACAAAGCAGCTACGTAGAGACTGACCAACAATGGATAGGTTATTAACCGTAATGTCGATGGGAGCCGTCTCTCGGTAAACACCAGGGGCTACCAAGATAATATCACCATTATCTGCTGAATTAACAGCAGCTTTAATGGTCTTCATTGCATCAATAATGCGGTGACCGTCGTTCGTATCAACACCGTTAGCCTGGTCAACCCAGATAACAGTAGGCTGTGTGACAAAAGTACCACCTGAGGAAACACCAAGCCAGTTACTACCACTCCAAATAGAAAGAGTTTGATCATTAGCATGGTCATACCAGACCTTACCTACAGGCCAATCAGTACCAGAAGGGGTTCCTGATTGATAAATGTTGTCATACCGCTTATCATTAGCAGAAGTAGTACCGATCTCGTCGTCAGATCCAGCTGCATTAGGGGTATCGTTTTGCTCAGCAAGAGTCCTGATGTCAACCGCCAGTACAGACTGAATGTCCAAAGTGCCATCTGTGATCTTGGCACCATCAATAGATCCGTCAGCAATCTGTCTGTTGGTAACTGAATTAGGAGCAAGCTTGGGCTCTGTTACGTTGTCGTCAGTAATTTTGACGGTTGTAACAGCATTGTCAGCCAGCTTTGCTGTAGTGACGTTAAGGTCAATGATCTCAGCAGTGCCGACGGAGTCGTCCTGCATTTTGCTTTGACTAACAGAGTTATCTTCAAGTTTGGCGTTAGTAACAGCAGCATCGACAAGCTCAGGTGTATCTACCGAGTTGTCTTGCATCTGTTCAATAGCAACAGAGTTGTCAGCCAACTTTGCGTTAGTGACAGCATCAGCAGCAATCTTGACGGTAGTTACACTGCCATCAGCAAGTTTAGCTGTAGTGACGTTTAGATCACGTATAGCATCAGTAGTAACAGCAGCAGTAGCGATGTTAGAAGCATCAATTTTTTCCTCTAGCTTGTAGCGAAGCTGTTGGTTATTTTCGTTGAGGTCGTTAGCCTTAATAGAAGCACCCGGAGCAAACGTAGCTTCAGGATCAGTGACGTCAGTATCACGGAAGATACGGACAATGTCACCAGTGTTAACGGTGGAGGTGATAGATACAGTACCACTGCCAGAGGTTGAATAACCGGAAATGGAGTAGTTACTGGTAGAAAGTTCCGCTCCATTAACACTTACCTTGACCTCAGCTTGAGACAACGAAGGGAAAGTAATAGTGTAAGTGGCTGGAGCTGTGTATTGAGATTCAGCCATTAGTTGTTCTGTAGTTGTCTAATACGTTCGATTTGTCCTAAACGAGTTGCCTCTTCAATTTGATTGTTAGTAAACTCAAGTTCAGCAATTTCAGGAGCAAGTTCTACACGAGACATTGCGTACTTCTGTTCAGCACGGAGTCGTTGTGTAAGCATACGGTGGACGTTTTTATAGTCAGCAAGCTTTGGATAAATACCGCTGCGAGCTGCTTCTTTCCATTGTTCACGGAAGGCT